ATTCTCTACTTACGGCAGTTTCGGTATCAATCAATACGGCTACTCCACCCTTGCGTTGTGTTTCTGCAAGAATATGGGCAGAGAGCAGAGATTTTCCACTCTGCTCTAAACCCGTAATCTCACATATTCGTCCAACAGGGAAGCCACCATAAGGTCTATTAGAGATTGCGACATCCAACATAGCATTACCAGTTGAAATCCAATCTTTAACATTGGTAGGAGCATCACCACCTTCATCATTTAGAAAGTAGGCAATCTTACCATCCTTATTTTGTTTGTTTAATGAATCAGCAAGTATACTTGCTAAGTCTTCTTCTCTTTTGGCCATTGTAACCTAATTATTAATTGTTAAATAAATCATCAAATGCTGATGCTACATCATCTTTTGGTTTTGCAACTTCTTGCTTTTCCCAAGGTAAGTCACCAATTTCACCTGTTGTTCCACCTAAATCAACCGAAATATCGGATTGTTTTGGTGTTACTGCTTTTGGTTTTGGTGCTTCTAATTCTTCAACAATTTCATCATTAACTGCTGCTGATGGATTTAACCAATTTTCTAAAACTGACTTTAATTCTGCGTAAGATAACTCCTGATATAATTCAGTAATTTCTTTTTGGCCATCTAACAATTGTTGGATAGTTTCCGGAGAATCTGCCAATTTAGTTGTTGCAGGTTTAACTCTGATTGTTGTTGTTGGATAAGATGCGTTAGACTCTTCTGCTGACATTACTTCCAATACGATATCTCTACCTGTGTTTGGGTCTGTAATATCTCCGTAATCAGGGTCAGCAATATATCCTAAGATATCTTGATAAACCGTCTTACCGAATCCCCAGAATTTTACTCCTTCTGATTCTTTACCTCTTACGATAACTGGTACAAAAGTTCTTAACTTTGGTTCCATTTTCTTACCTGCTTTCCAATCATCGGTATCACCTGTTCTTTTAAGTTTTTCTGCAAACTCAACGATAGGGTCAGGTCTACCAAATGACATTGGACTTAAATAAGTCTTGTTGTTAATGTTGTAGTGAAAGTAAAGTTCAATGAAAGGGATGTCTTTGTTGAACTTGTAAGGAACGATTCTCACTTGAGATTTTCCGTTTGCCGGTTTGAAAATTGAATCCGACTTTTTAGTGTTGTTTTGTAAAGAGCTAAATCTCTTTAGTGCCAATGAAATGTCCATTGTTTTGTTGTTTTTAGGGTTTAAAAATTTGTTTTTAAAGTTGAGGTTTATATCGATATTACCTATATCTAAATATAACTTTTTCAGCTTTTATTACTATAAATATACGACTATTTTTCCACATTACCAAATTTATTTTTGGAGGTTTTCAACCTTGCGATTTAGGTAAAATATAGCTTTTTTGAGGTCTTCCAGTTCTTTTTGAGGGTCTTTTTTACCCGCTCTTGCAACATATTTGACTACATTGAATAAGTAAGCATCTTTGTCTAATCCCCATGCTTCACATACTTTAATTACTTCGTATGGATTGTCTACTCCCCCATAGTGTTGAGGGCCATTTACCATTTCTTTTATTTCCATATTTGATACCATTTTCTTTTAGGTGCAGGTTTACATAAACTAAATGGATTATCTCCAAATGATGTTGTTCCTACATATTTTGATGAAAACATATTTAAAAATACTTCGTGATATTTTTCAGGTATCTTACTAAAATCAGCTTTTATTTCTACATTTAATTCAATTGCTCCGTCTGTAACTGTTATCAATTTTAATGAATTGTAAGTTTCAACATATTGTGTAGATTGAATGTTTAAGTGTCCTCCACCTAAAAATAACTCCGAATCTTTTTTCTTTTCTGCCATAACTTATTTTTTACTTTCCCAATATAATTCTCTAACCTTTGCTCCTAATTCGGCATCATTGGGTGTATCTAAAATTGTTCTACTATTTACAGTGATAAGATTTCTATCCTCACCTAAATAACATTCTCTACATAATTGTCCTGCTCCCTCTACATAACCATATCTAAAATCGACATGAGCAGTTTTAAGTGTTGTGGTTTTCTTTCCACACATAACACAGGTTTCGTAAATGTCAAATTCGTCTTTTTGTTTTCCTACTGATGTAACTAATCCGTTTTCATCAAATGTAAGTGGTACATGTTGTTCGCCCATAACTTATTCTTTTATTGTTTCTAATTTGTTTTTCAATTTTACTGCAAGAGCACAAGTTTCATATTCCTCAAAGTCAATAAGGATTTGTAATTGTTCGTCTAATAATTCTGTAAATTCTCTACTATCAATGGATAATGTAATAACTATAACCTCTTTAATTAAGACTTTTGCGAAATCAACTCTCTTCTTTTTATTTCTTATTCCGAATGCAATACCATCTACGATTGCTTTTGCAAGTTCTCGTCTATTAAGTTCAAAAATGTCCGAAGGGTCGTTTGCGTGAATTTCAATTGGAGTGTATCTATTTCTCTTTGTCATGAATCAAATATAAGAAAAATATTTTAAATCTCCAAATTATTTTTGATTCTTATTTTTTAATAAATCAATATGCCCGTCACCGACAGGTGCAATTACTTTGTATCCCTTTGATTCCAACTCTTTTGTTTTACGAATTAAATTTTCATCTCTAATATCATTGAATGTATCTGCTAATTCACCAACTGATGTTTTTTTGTCATTATAATCTGCAGGAAATGATAATCTATATAATATATCGTAATCTTTTTTCTTTGGTTTTTCAAAATTTTGTATCGGTGGAAATCCGGCTTCTTTTGCTGACTTTTGTAGATATTGTTTTCCTGTTTCATCCAAATAATCAACCGATGAAAAATCGTTTGTATTTTTATTTTGTCCGACCATACTTGCCCAATTTCCTGCTTTTACAATATTAAGAGGGAGGCCAGTTCTTTTCATTTGTTCTTTATACAAAAGTGATTGGTCGTTCATTACATTTAAGTCCTTTCCATCCCAACTATCATTTACAAAATTTGGATAATGTTCTTTTAATTTATTATGAATATATTCTTGTTCAGACCCCTTTGCATAAACATTATCATCATCCCCACCTTCACCTAAAAATGCAATTTTACTATCCTGTGGGTATATATTTTTCACATTATCAACAACTTCCTGTGCTCCTTTTAAATTATAGTGTTCTATTCCAAAAAATGTTGAACCATTTTTAGTTTGAATATTCCCAAGTTGATTTCCCGTTGAGTCTTTTCGTTTAGATGGTTTTAATTTAGAATTGATGGATTTTTTTGTTGGTATATCATGTTTAATCGGGTCCATTTTTTTAACCGTATAAACATTACCTGTTTTTTTGTTTTTAACAATGTCATCGTCTTTTAATATATCTTCAAGTATATTAGAAAGTTTAAGCATTATCATTTGTATTAAAACTTTTGAATACTTTTGTAGGTATCATTTTATAACCTGTATTAGATGTAGTTAAAATACAATTTCTAAATTCTTCCCAATCAATCATATACGAATTATCCAATTGACCTCCTGTTTTTGACTTAACTACTTCATTCAAAGCATTAATAGTGTATATTGAATTAGATTGTTTCTTTCTATGTACTAAAATAGTTTTCCATTCCGAAGGGATTGCATTGGAACCTTTTTCGACATTAAAAGTAATAAACGCTTCTTCAGGTCTCACTTTACTTTCTAAAATGAAAACATTTGGATTAGTTAGAGTATAATTTGTTAATATAAAATCAACTGACTTATCCAATTCTTCCTTTGTTGTAAAAAGGCAAAGTAGTTGTGTATTCATTATGATAATTTATATTCTTTAGCTTTTAATGCTACCTGTGTTAATGCCTTATTCTTTGCACCTTCAGGTAAAATTTCATTCAATCTCTTAATTCTACCTATCACCTCTAATCTAATTTGTTTATCAGACATATCCAAATCTTCAAAATCATTCAATAATTCTTTACTCATAGAAGTTACAACATCAATTCTATCTTTTGGGTCTTTCCATTTTTTAAAATCAGTTGTACCATTCTTAAATGCCAATCCACCAAAACGAGATTGTGGCATTTCAAATGTAGGTGCAGAACCAATACCTCTTGTTCTAACTCTAGCTTCGAAAATTGGAATAATACTACCACCACCGATATCAATACCAACAGACATTACACCACCTTTGTCGGTAACTTTAATTTGTGAGTTAATCCTATCGTTTAATTGGTCTTTTAATTTAGCCTTTTTAGCAGGGTCTTTTTCATTTTCATACATTCCCATTTCTTTACCTATACCCAACAAACTAACCAAGTTTTCTTTTTTCATTTCAATTGCAGGCTCTTCACCATATACAACCATCAATCTATCCAAATGTTTATTTTCTGGGAAAAGGATATCGTCAATGTGTGTTTCTTTTCTAACAATTTCATCAACTACATGTTTATTCTTTGGATTGGTAAATTGTTCTTTGATGGCAGTGGTCATCTCTTTATCCAATCCTCTTACATTTTTATAAATTTCTTTTATTTTTGGATTAGATGATGTTTTGGCCATATCTGCCAAAATTTTAATATTGTCACCTTTTGTAACATCTGATAATATACTTTCTGCAAAATCTCTAAATGTAAGTTTTGATAATGGTTTTCCTGTAAGTTTTTCTATACTTTGTAATCTATTTGATAATCCTTTTGCACCAAATCTACCTTCTGGATTTTTCTTCAAATCGTTGAAATCTTTTTGGAAAGATTCCATTGTTTTTGAATTCGTTGCCAATTTAGACAATTTACTCAATTCTTCGGTTCTTCTATTCTTATAATCATTTAATGTAGGTAGGTTTTGCATTCCCTTAGAAGTCAAACCATCCATCATATCACCCATACCACCACTAAATACGAATACACTCAAATCTTTTTTCAAAGATAATCCCAATCTACTACCATCTTTTAATTGCATGAAACAATCCGATGATGTACCATGCCCTTCACTACCCACAACAGCTCTACCTTCATCGGTATCCCAAGTAAATTCTTTAATATTTTTGAAATTGATATTTTCTTGGATATATGAAAGAGTACTGACTGCAGAATCTACCCATGCATCATCTAATAAAGTATCTGATTTACCTGCAATCTTTCTTAAATCTTTTTCTACTTCTGCAATTGCTTTATCAAACGAAACTCCTTTGTTAATCATTTCGGTTAATTTCTTACCACCATACACAACTGCACATTCTCCAGCTCTACTTGCAGCAGTTCCTGCACCAACTCCCAATTTAACTCCAGATTTTTTTGCCTTTTCTTTATCTGCAAGTTCTTGTGCTTTGGTTTTACTTAATGCTCTGATTACTTTATCGTTATCTTTTTGCATTAACTCTTTAACCTTTTTAGGGTCTGTTATCTTTTGTCCAGGTTTTGTATATGGATTTGTAGTTGAAATATTATCAGACTCACCATCCTCCATATCAGACTGAACAGATGTTGGTTTTTCTTTTTGTGGTTTTTCCTTTGCAGGCTTGTCAGGGAATACTTTTGCACCAGGACCTTGAACACCAAATGCATTAGTTGGTTGTTCAGGTTCTTCGTCTGGTTGTTTTGCAGTCTCCATATCACCATACTTACCTTTGTTTGCATTTAAGAATGCTTCAAAGTCTGCCATAGCAGCTGTATGTGCCTTATCGTTTTCTTTTCCGATATTTCCATATTGTATCGCCGTTGAAAATACTACCTCACCACCTTTATTATTTTTGTATTTCTTATCTTTGTAAAATTCAATAGCAGCTTGTAACCCTGCATCCTCTTTAGGAGCTTCATTCAAAGATGATTCAGTCAAATAAGAAAAGTATACTCTTACTTTTTGAGCAATCTCATTTGCATCACTTATCTTATTCTCTCTTAGAATTTCTACTAATTTTGTAACTTGTTCCTCTTTTGTCAAATCAATAATACCCGTATTTGCACGGTATTCTAATTCTTTAAGGATTTCTTGGAAATTTATTGACATCTTTATTATTTTCTTTTTGCATGAAATTTAAATCTCTTAGTAGACACTAGTTTAAAAAATTGCTTTAATGGCCATTTAAGTATTTTATTAGGATGGTTTTCATGACTAACAAACATATGGTTATCCTTATATCCTTTTACTAATATTTTATTACCTGTTTTTTTATCAGTCAATCCGGTTCCTGGAGGTAATAATTTTTCAACTGTATCTAAAACATTTTCTCCACCTTCAAATGGTTCTTCTACTGGTTTCTTTTGTACATCCGATTTTACTTGTAATTTTTGATTTTTAATATCATCATCTATACCATCTTCTCTCCACTGCCACTCTTTACCTGGCATTATATCAGATACTACAAAAATTTTATCTCCTTCTACTCTTACAACTTCTATGTTTTGATTGCCATTAGGCTTGAAAAATTTTGTTCCTACTGGATATTTTTCTTTATTGACTGCTTTTTCTTTATCATCACCACCAAATACGGATGTTCCTTTAACCGGGCTAGGAGAATTTTGAGATGCTCTACCTGCCGTTGTCACTCTACCCGCAACTACTACCTTTGTATCAGGTCTTAATTTATGAACTTTATTATATGAGTCGAATGCTCTTTGGTTTGGAAAATCAATCTCTTGTAATGGAATTAGGTTTATTAAACGCATATTATTGTTTATTAATTGGATATAATTATATGATATAAATATAAAATTTTAACTTATAACCTCTAAATTGTTATAATTCTCTCCTTCTTCAACTTTAACCGGAAAACCACCCTTCTCCATTATTTCTCTAATGTCGTTTAAAAGATTTTCTCTTTCAATAGGATGGGTGTCTATAAGAAAGGCATCGTAGGTATAAAGTATCATTTTTGACATTTTCCCACTCAAATACTCCAATACCTCACCAATCTTCATATAATTGATTTCAGTCTCCAATGATTGTAGTAAATAGTTGAATACCTTTTGTTCGTTTGCACCTTCGATTCTATGGAATGGTATTTCTCTTTTATATAAGAGTGTCGTAAGTTTTCCCGAAATGACGAACGATTGGTATAATTTCTTAATGTATTTATCTACTAATTGAAAGAATGGTATCTCTCTTGCGTTCTCGTCTAATCCCCCATAAAGGTATGTAAAGGTTATTTTCTTTGCCGTCTCTATATCACACCCATAAAGGTTTGCAAGGTGTTGGTGAGCCGTAGTACCTTCCGGAAACTCATATCCAACCATTTTCGCAATCAAACGAATGTGATACGACTCATAGTCAAATTGAATCAATGTACCATGTGGATGACGACTAATAAACATTTCTCTCGTGCCATCGGATTTGTTTAGAGCAGAGTAGTTCACGTTGAGATGTCTATTGGATGGTCTACCCGTTGTGGTGTAAGGATTGTACTGCGTAAACACAATTCCGTTTCGCTTGATGTATTGCGGATTGAATGCAAAACTATCAATAAATTTTTCCTCAACGACTTTTACCCCAGCCCCTTCCAACCTTCCTAATGTATTGATTGCTGATGTATATTTTCTATACCAATCTCCTCTTGTACTGATATTTGGGATTGTTTTTAAGACTTCATACCACTTCATTAAAGGTACACAATCATTCAACTCTTTAAAGTCGTTTCTATACCCTCTATAAACCGATTCTACGACCTCATTAAAGATAAATGGTTTCCCATTCTCTTCAAATGATACCCACTCATAATCTAATCCTATGGTGTTTAAATACCTATTGTCTAAAACCAATGTATTGATATGGACTATTTTGGATATGTCGAATTTCTCTAACTTCTTTGCGTCTATGTGATTAAAATTAATTATTCCATCACTTCCGTCACTTTGTCTATAATAAATAAACGATAAACGATTTCCCAATGGGTGTGCTCTATGAGAACTCCATACAGGAACTATAAGGTCAATATTTACATTACCCTTTAAAAACAAAAGTAGGGTATGTTTATCTTCAATTAGATTCATACCCTACTAATATACTAAAAATATTTTGATTTACAAAATTTATTCTCCCCAATGTTTTTGTTTCATCTCATAGATGTCAATTGGTTCTCTTTTCATTTGGTTACCTGGATTGAAATATGCACCTTTCTTTAAATAACCACATAAGAAGTTTCTTCTCATTCTTGTTGTATCACCATTTGGTTCACTACCATGCACTACATGAGAATGTAACAATGCTACTTGTCCTTTTCTTAAATATCCCTCAATCTTACGGAAATCATGTCCTTCCGGCATCACACAACTCTTGCCTCTCTCACTTCTCCAATTACCTGTATTTGTTTTCTTTCTTTCCTCATTATCTTCAATTGGTAATGTAGGCAATCTATGAGAACCTTCATAATTCCAAACTGCTCCATTTTCAGGGTCGTGATTATCTAATGCTAATGCAGTATTTACAATTTCGTTATGTCCACAACCTGTGTAAAATGCGTTTTGATGTTGGTCTCTTCCTAATTCACCTTTTGGTTTGTAGTATGCCCAAGTTTGCATTCCAACAATATCACCTTCCATTAAAAATTCACAAGCTTCTAAAATTTTTGGATGTGAAAACATCTTTTCAATTTTTTCAGAAACTTTGTGTGGATGCATGATTGGTTCAAACTCTTGCCACTTTTCAGGCTCAATTTTATTTCTTTCTAATCTTAATCTATCTAATTCCGCATTTAATTCATTAACCTCATCTTCGGTTAATAATTCTAAAACTGTCCAACCTCTATATCTCCAATCAAAGGTCATTTGTTGTCTTTCCTCAACGGATAAGTGTTTGTATTCTTTCATAACTTAATTTGTTTGTATAATTAAATATAATCAAAATTATTTTAATTACCAAATTTTTATATGATTTTTATCATTTATAAAATTGTAATAAGTTTGGTAAGTACAATCCTATGTTTCTTATTTTATTAGAAGTTAAGTTGATGATTTGTTTATTTGTAATTTCAACACCTACATCCGATAATTCTCCTACTTTGTTATATACAGTTTCTTTTGGGCCTGTTATTCTCCATTTTAAATCTGCAACTTTCCAAAATGGATTATCTCTCAATTCATCATGTACTTCTTCCGATACTTCAAAAACAAAACCATTTGAATCATTTGTTTTTTGAATAAAATATCTTCTAATAAACCCATTATCATAATCAAATTCAGTTGGAATTGGAATTACAGTTTTTGGAATTTGTAATGTAAAGTTTTCAATATTTCTTGCAACATCTTTGTACATATTATTTATATTTAAACACCATATCTAAACTCACCTTCGATTTCGGTAGTCCATCCTTGGTCTGTGTTTATTACATTTTTAGTATTGGTTATTTGAAATTGTCCTAATTTATTATATTGTTCAGGTATACCATCTATTTTAAATGTTTCACCACAAGTTATACCACTAATACCATCTATTGTCAAATTTACTTTTATTGGAGTCACTAATTCATATCTACTTCTAAAATCTTCAGTATTTAACCCAAGTGTTGTATTTATAAAACTATAATCTTCATAAATCAATGTTCGTATATCTCCTTTTTTGAATTTAAATTTATTTTGAAAATTATTATAAGATTTAAGTTTTGATTCTTTTTCAGTATCTTCTTTTTTCTTTACATCATCCTTATCGTCATTATTTGCTTTTACCTTAGTATTTATAATTTGTTGATATTCTATTTCATTTATAGAAAAATATCCATCAGCAGTTGAAAATGCAGAGTAATCTATACTTTGATATAATTCTTCGAAATTGATACTAGTACCAACTTCTTTATTTCCTTCTTTTATCATTTTTCTATTTGCTAAAAATTTAGCTGAGTTAAATATAGTTGCCGCAGCTACTTGGTCTGTTAATTCAAAGTTAAATTTAAAATCTCTAACATTGGAATTTATAGTAGTTGGTTTAAATCTATATTCTTTTCTATTGTTAAGTTGTTCCGTATTTAATGAATATAATTTTGTATCTATGACCGTTTGATTTGCTCCTTCATATAACGACCCAATCCTCAATTTAAATAAGCCGAAAGAAGTTTTATTTATTCTATCCAATATGTCAACAATAAAATCTATATTTTTTGAATTTCTTTCCCAAGCTTCTCCAACAACTTTATAAGATACAAAAATATTTAATGCATTTCCAATTTTCAAATCAGTTAATTTTTTATCATTTTTATCTTTAATTTCTACAATTTTAACTATTTTATTATCACCTAGTGAGTCTATAAATGATACTTCTTTATTTGGAATTAAAGATATTTTATTATTACCAACACCAATACTACCATCCACTTTACCATTACTTATTTTTTCAATTAAACCGGATCCTGAATTAAATGTAAATTCTGGTAAATTTTCATTTGGAAATATTATATCACTATCCGTTGATATCATATTGTTATGTACAGTTATTGGAATTATTCTTTCATTTGAATCTTTTATTTTAAAATAATTATCTTTAAATAAAATAAAATCCTCATCATTTCCTTGATTTGCTGTATTATTTCCTAAGATTTCTAATATGAATTTTAAAGACAAATATGGTTCGTTTGATGCCGTTTTATCTATCTCATCTTCATTTATTTTACCCCAGTTAAAAAAATGATTTTTCCAGTCACTTTCTTTTAAATCATCTATCATTTTTTTGTATAATCCAGGTAAATCATTTAACAACTTACCTCTAAACTGGTCCCATTGAGGTACATCTTTTGATGGTGAATCGAATGATTTATATTTTGTAATAAATGCTTTTGGTAATGCCAAATTATATTCATTAGATTGTGCAACTTCCAATTGTACCGCATATGTCCCATCTTGTTCAATTGAATAACTATAATTTATTAATTTACCCGCAACTCTAGCATATGAACCATTTGATGTTTTACATGCTTTTAAATATTTACCAAATTGATTGATATTTGGGTTCGTAAATGATTTAAAACTTTCAACAAATTTTCCATAATCCGATTTTGGAATCATTACTTCATTTAATGAGTAAGATGATGAATTATCTCCGTATTCAATTAGTATATGCATACCCGCTTTACAAAAAAACAATTCAAACATTTCAAGTTGTTTTAATGAAAAACATCTAACATTTACCATTGCAGTTAATAGAGTGTTATTAGTTCCATCAGTATTGATATCAACGGATTCGATAATTGGCATAGATATTTTTCTACCATATTCTCCGACTGCAGTTATTGCTTTTCCAGTAAAGTCAAATCCAACTAATGTTTCACCTAATGAATAATTGAAAGTAGGATTAATTTGATTTGATATTATACAACCACTATATTCGGCTTTGCGAGTACCTGATAAAATTTCTTTTGCTCGGTCAATGCCTTCTTGTTTCGTTGTTATCGGTTCAGACTTAATCACTTTTGCACCAGAAGTCATAATCACAAATGGCATTTTTGTATTTGATACTTTTGAATTATATTCTCTTCCTTCTAAAATATCTACTACCCATTTTTTGAGAGGTGCTAAGTAAATCATATAACTTATCTATTAATTCTTTCAAATTCGTTTAATATCGAACTTATGTCCGATGGTATTCTTAATTGTCTACCTGGTTCTATCGATAAAGATGCATCGTTTAAATTATTTGCAACCGATATTATCCACCAATATGAAGTATTGCCATAATACTTTGATGCCAATAAGTCCAATCTATCCGACTGAGTTGATATAATGTATATATCGTTATCGGTTGGTTTAACTTTTGGATATATAGTTGATTCAAAATATTGTTTTTGTGTTTCTTTTTCTTTTAATATTTTACTATATGTATATCTCATTTATTAATAATTTTGATTATAACGAATTCAATGGTATTATTTTTCCAACAGGTGCATTTCTTTGTGATAGTATGTTACCATTAGCATCATATGTAATTTGATTTCTACGCTCTCCTTTTGTTACTCTACCCCAGTCCGTTCTATCACCAACCTCATCCAGTTTTGGTTTAACTTTAATAGGATTTGGGCCTAATACCAATGCAGGATTTTTTACAACACTTGAAGCTGGTTGTGTGTCTAATGTATCTCTAGAATCATCAAATTGATATGTAATCGTATTATCACTTTTTATTTTATGATTTTCAATTATAGTCATTTCAAATGAAACATCTACAAAAGTTGGATATATTATATTAATATCGTTCTTTTCAAAATTTGGATTGGATGTTGCCCAAGGTGCGTCTTGTGGAACCGTTATTGACAAATTTGAAACAAATCCTTTTATATTTTTATACAAATTACCAATAGTAAGTTCAATAGTATTTGGTGTAAATACCAATGGTGAATAATTTCCAGTACTCAATGGTATAGTTACTAAATCAGTTGATGGGTATACCAAATTTCTTAATAAATTTAACTTATCTTGCATAACATATTGTTGAGTATTGTTTAAGTAATAAACTCTAAAATCAAATCCTATCTTTCTCTCAACACCGGTGTATCTGTAATTATTAAAAGGTGAACCCACATATCTAAATGAACTCCATTCAGGAGTCATATTATCTTGTATGTCAGTAACGGTTGCCGGAAATAGTAAATGATTTGGCTTTCCTTCTACTTTTATTTGTATAAATTGTAAATTATTTCCAGTATTTTGAGATACAATTTCTCCTAATCTTTTATAATCGACCAGACTTTCTCTTAATAATGCATTATCTATTAAATAATCTCTGTTAGGATTTCCTTTTTCATCATATTTTATCCCAATTTTTTTTGCATCAACTAATTTATTTCCTACTTTTATAAATTTACTTCCAGGTTCTTCTAATGTATTTAGTACTCTATTACCTGTATTTAAATTTTTTGAATTTTTTAGTTTATCAGTTAAATCACCAATGTTGGTTTTCCTTCTAGAAGTTAATGCTCTTATTGCAACATTTTTTACTGCATTTTGAGCTGCGGATGTAATTACTCCTACTGCATTTATTGCAATGGTAGATGGATTTCCTTTTAATAAACCAGTAAGTGCATTTGATGTTGCAGGTTCTTGTGATACTGCATATTTTGTTTTTCCACCTTCGACTGCGTATTTTAAACCATTCCAATCACCATTTATGGGTTGGCCATTTATTGAAACGGATGATGCACCTGCAATACCTGTGCCGTCTGCATTTGCAGGGAATATGGTGTCTGATGGTCTATTTGCAGAACCTCCCAATAAATTACCTAAAAATCTACCAACGACACCTCCTCCTGCATTATTGGTATCTACATATCTTGCACCCCTTACAGCTAAAGTTCTTGCAGGGTCTACTGAACCTTTAGTTGATATTCTTACTAAATCTGACCCGTATAATGTTGGTAGTTGTTTGTAAAATAAAACTGTTGGGCCTTTTGGAGATAATTCCGCTGAAGCAACATCTTTAACTTGTTGTCCTAAATTATTTCCTTTTTGAATGGTTTCTATTGGTTTAACACCCTTATATCCATTCAATAATAAATCTCTAAGAAATTGAGCCATTTATAATTTTATTTATTATAAATATCTTATATTATAATTTATTGGGATTATCTACTTATTGGTTTTTGTTGTGTTGATATTTTTTCAATTCTACTCTTAACTTCTTTGCCATCTAATAATAATTTCATATCACCAAATTTAAGTTCATTAAATCTTGATGCAGCAGCTGTTAATGCTTGAATATTTTGTAATAATTGAGTTTGTAAAGTTGATTGAGTATCTATGGTTTGTAAAGATGTGGTTGCACCAGATAATGATTTAGTTTGTGAATCTGCGTTTGTCGTAATTTTTTGTTGAAGTTTTTGTGATTCTATCCCCAAATTTATTATCTCTTGTTGTTTGTCTGGCATTTTAGTAAAATAATCTACACCTTTACTAATTGGTGGCGTTATTGAACCATTTTTTACATTATCCGTTACAGGTGTGGTTCCAATTGGTCTATTTTTAATTCCTGTTATTTCTGAAAGAAACATTGTATTTATTAATTCCGAAGCTTTAGCACCCTGTGTTCTTATAAAATTTATAGCGTCTTGTGTATATTTTTGAGCTTCTATTTGTTGTGCAACTGTATCTGTTTTTTCTAATATTAATTTAGCTAAATCCAATTCACTCATTTCACCCATTTGCTTTACTTGAAGGATTGCACTTTTTATATTAAATGTGGCGGCCGCATCTTTAAATGTATCTAAAAACGCAGCATTAGATGGTGCATTTACTTTTTTTCCTGATTCGTATTTTGCGGCCAATCCTCCCATTTGTATTGAAGACCCTACTGTTTTTTGTAACATATCCGTTGTAAACAATCCTTGAGCTCTTGCTTTTTCTGCCAATCCCGTTGCGTTAAACGCTCTTTGTGCACCTTCAATATCATTTGCTGCTATTAGAGCACGGACTTCAGATAAATCTACATTTTCACCCAACATAGCGGATAGTTGCATTTCTGATTTAATACTATCTTTATAATTAAGAACCATATTTTTACCATCTTCTGCAATTTCTGCGAAAGAAACACCCATCATTCTAAGTGCTTTTACCTGTTTAGTTAATGCTTGATAACTTTTAATATTATAAATCATTGCTAATTTAGAAGCGTCAGCCATATCTGCTGAGAATGTGGTTGGGTCAATTACTCCTGTACTTATTGATGATTGTACTCCTGTGTTTGCTTGTTCACCACCTACTCTATTTAGTTGTCTATATAGTCCAATTTGGGTTCCCAATTCTGATGTACTAATTCCCATTTTTTTAGCAAATACTGCTGCATTTGCTGCTAATTTCGGAAAGATTCCTATGTTTGCAGTTTTAGATAAATCATTTAGTGCACTTGTTACCGATTCTGCACCAATACCTGCTAACTGCATTTGGTCGGTTGCATAAGGCATTTCACCTAATGCGGCACCAAATAATGCAGTTTTTGATGATTTTTCAAATTCATTTGTAAGGCCTTCGAGTTGATATTTAAATTCTATCATTGCTCTTTTGTCAGGTATTGCATTGGCCAATTCAATTTGAATCTTTCGTTGTGTTAATGCATTCTCTAATTTGGCTGTGGCCATTGTGTTTGCGGCATCGGCTGCTGCTAAACCTGTACCAAGTATTTGTGCATTAAGTTCTGCTGCAGCTATTACACCACCAACGATTGTCATTGTTTTTAAATTTTGACCTGACAACATATCTTTAGATGCTTGTTGTACATTACTAATCAACCCACTTCCTCCTGCAAGACCTCCTCCAAAAAATCCCCCGACTTCACTTGCAGCATCTATATTTTCAAATTGTTTTTTCATTGCAGCAGCTGCTACTGCATTTTTTTGCATTATTTGTGGGAGTGAATCTAATAAGCTCTTTATCTCTTCAATACCAGGTATCATAACATCCAATTGATTTAATAAATCTTGGAATCCTTGTTCCGTATTGATTATATTATCTTGAAATGATTCTGCAGAAATTTGTCCTCTTTTAAGTTGCTTTTCTAGTCCATTTAATACTACTGGGAAATTTTTATAAGTATCCAATGCTTCAATAATAATATCTCTTTGATGTCCTTGTATATCTGTATTATTATTTAAAATCGATGTTATACCATTATATTGTGCTTTTGTTTTGTCAACAATTGCTTCTAATGATTTTGCTTGTACACTTTGACGGCCATATTCATTTGTAATACTAGCTTGCAACCCTTCCAATTCACCAAAGCTATCAACATAATCGGTTAGTTCGGATTTTAATGCTTTTATTTTTTTCTTTTGGTCTTCGAATCCAGCATTTGCAATTCTTATATTAGTTTGTAGTTCAGAATATCCACCATTAAATTCTTCTAATAATTTAGTTAATTGCTTTTCATATTTAATTCTATCTTGCGCCGAAGTGGTGGCTAGTCTTGACTTTGCATTAATTTTATCGTATTGCTCACTTATTTTTGTAAGCTCTGCTCTTTCTTTAGCATATCCTCTTAAAATTTCTTGTTGTTCTGGTAGGGCCTCTCTTGCAGTCTGTTTAAAGGCTTTACCGGTTGTACCTTTAGCCATTAGTAGTTTTTATTTAATACTTTATCTATTTCAGTTGTATCTAAACCCTTTTTTTCTAAACTATGTTTAATATTAACTAAAGACCTATCCATTGTACTATTCCAATCAGACCACTTATCTGCTAATTCTGGATTTATTTTTCTCATTTTTTTAATAAAATCTAATTCTTTTTTTTCCGATTTGGATTTTAAAAATGATTTAAATAATTTATCAAATAAATTTAATTCAACTAATGTTTTTTTTGACATGGAAATGATTTAGTATAAATATTACTTTCTTGATGTTTTTGATGAATTACTTTTTTTAGATGCATTTTCAATTGACTTTTTTTCTATGTCTTTTGTTTTTAATAATTCCCTCCAATAAAATTCTCTTAATTTTATGGGCATGTAGTATAAATCTTGCCAGTTGAATCCACCATTTGCAAAATAAATCATTTGAAATATTTTCTCATGTAAAACTACGGAATAATTAGTCGGCAGGGTAAAAAAAGTTCAACCCAAATGGTATACGAAGTGCCTCCGATTCACCGTCTGAATGTGTAAAATCATATGTTAAATCTAAATCAGGAGTAATTTCTTTCATATATTTTCTCAATCCCCTACTATCTCCTGCTAATAATTGATTTGTAACAAAATTACTAATGTGTCCCACTTCTCTATTTCCGTTAACTTCTATTATAATTCTCCTATATCTTGTAGTGATTTCATTTCCCTGTTTAGTTATTTTTTCAGTAGCTTCTACATCTTTATTTATTGCCAATTCATCACCATGTGTTAATAATTTGAACTTAATAGGTGTTTTTGAAACGGGTAAAACAAAATCATACTCATTTTGTCTATTTAATAATGATTCATCAATTTCTTTTATTTGTATTTTTGATAAATCTATATTAGTTTCAATTTCTTCACCTGTTATATTATCTTTTACCATAATTTGATAATCTGGTCCAAATGCTAACATTCTACTTGTAACCAATATTGCATTTTTATCACCAATAAGTAAATCATTAATGTTTACTCCAGGTTCAACTACGATAGATTCTAATAACTTATCTAATTGAATACCTTTACGGATTAAATTAGTAGAAGTAAGAATATCTTCTTCTTTTGCCGTCATTAACTTAATTGTAATTTCTCCTTTAGATAGTGGAGATGATTCAGGATAACATAATCCTTTAGATGGTAAACTAATAACCTCTGTTGGGAATGGGTATGATTTTTGTCCTTGTTGTTGAAATCCACCTAATCCTCTTGTAACTTGTTGTTCAATGTTTTGTTCCATAATATAACTTTTGTCTTTATTATATATATTATGTTTTTCAAAAAATAAAAAAAGGATACTTTGTGGGTATCCTTTTCTGTTATAATGTTAATATGATTAGTATTCTAAAATAGCGTAATCATATGCTAAAGTTAATGTGATTGAAACTGGGTCAGTTGAATTTGACCAATCCATTTCACCAAAGTTAGCTGAAGTAATAAATGCACCTTCTAAAGTCCATTCTTCTACTTTATCTCCTACTGGACCTAATGCGAAAAATTTGATTCTTTTTTTGTAGAATGCAGCGTATCCATCTCTACCTGTGATTGACTCATGTGATAAACGAACCCAATCCATTACTTGTTGTGCTCCGGATGGTGTAATTGGGTCATATAAAGTGATTTCTATGTCATCCCAATTTGTTTTACCCTTTATCTTTCTCTTTATGTTGATATGGTCTAATTCCACTACCTCAGATGTAACAGTCGGTCTTTGTACTGTTTTGATAATGTACGATTCGATACCATTAATTTCCATAATAAATCTGTTTGCCAATTTCGGCTCAAAATTCTTATAAAACATCTTATCAAATCCTAATATTTCTGGCATTTCTTTTTATTTTTATTGTTCTATTATAAATATCTGTTTTTTAAATTATCCGTTAAATGTTGCTCCAGTTGGTAAAATGTTGAAATCAATTTGAATGAATTCAGCCGTTTTAGTTGGTTGTAAAAAGATAGCACCTTTTAAGATGTTTCTATCAATTACATCCGGAGTATTATTTGTTTCGTCCATTACAACTCTGAAAGCGTATAAACCTTGTCTTTGTTGAATAGAATCCAAATAAGGATTAACGATGTTTAAAAATGTGTTTCTTGTTGTTGAAGTATTTTGTTCGAATACTAAGAATCTAGAAGTAGATGCGATATACTTTCTAACAGTCAATAATAATCTTCTTACATTAATTCTATCTAATGCAGATGGTTTATCTTGTAATGTCTTTTGTCCGAATACTACGATACCTTGTCCTGGAAACTGAACGATTGGATTTACCTTTCCTTCATATAGAGTATCTTTTTCAGATTGACTTAATCTATTCAATACACTAACTGCTCCTACTAATCCACCTCTATTCAAACCTGCTGGTGCGAACCATTCAGCTGCGATTCTATCGTTTGCTGCGAATACACCTGGAAGTAATACTGATGGTGGAACTGTGATTAATTTGTTTGTGTTTATATCGATTGTTTTAATCCAAGGATAGTAAGTACCAACATAGTTAGAATCGATAGATGCAGCTGCTATTGTAGCTTGGCCAATTGAATCTCCTGCAGTTGTACCATCCATAATATAGAAACAATCACTTCTTTGTTCACATAAGTCAATTACTGCAGTTGAAATGTAAGAATGTAATCTTTGTACAACACCTGGAGTTACAATCATATTGATATCAAATTCATCAGCGTTAGATAATGCGTTAATTGCTTTCATATATGCAACCGAACCACTTGATGTAGAATTTGTTAAATCGAAACCTTGTGAGTTTCCAGTTGTAATATCACTACCTAAATTAGATACAGTTGCAGGATTCATACCATCAAATCCTTCTTGAAATGCTACAACGAATTGTGCTAAAGAAGAACCTACTGATAATGT